GTCCTGACTTGCGTAGGTATGGTTTGTGGCCACTAATCCTAAGTTTAAATCACCAAACATGTTTACACAATTACGCACTAATGCTGTTAGAGCCTTGGGCTTGCGTCCCATGTCACCTTTCAAGTCACCTGCGTCAAATTGATTAACGTCTGTGGGAGTTAACAACATACCCAATGAATCTAGCACGAACAATACTTTGGGACGCTGATCTTCTGGTAATACTTTGTACTCTTTAACAAATTCACTAATCATCTTAGCCACGTCATCGATCATGGCCATGTTGAGTTTAAGTAATTTGTCCTCAGACGTATCGACCCCAAGTGCGTGTAACCATGCTTCGTCAAGTGCATTTTCGGTGTCAATTAAGATAACATAAATGCCCTGTTGTTGGGCGTTTTTAACAAGGTTACCCGAACAAATAAAACTTTTACCTGCGCCAGACTCCCCTGCAAATACTGTAACTTTGCCCATAGGGATTCCTTTATTAAAATCCCCGCTGATAAGATAATTTAATGCATAGTTGTTTGTAGAGATCCATGTGTCTGGGTCCCTAAATCCTACACTGATACCGTCAATACTTTTTGTAATGCTTTTTCTAAATTTGCTTAAGTCAAATGGTTTTGTTGCCATAATGTTTATCCTTTTAATAATTTAAATTTGTTGTTACCTTTAAGGTTTCTATATACAACTTGTCTATACTCGGTTAATTTATTTTGAATATCTACTAGATTCCCGATATTTAAAAAGTTGCCGGACGGAACCATATTTCGTTCCTTACACCAACTTATATACTCTGAACTTAGATTAATAGTTTGTGGACGACATAAATGTAAGCTAACAAACCCTAGCAACTGATCATAAGAGTTTTCGTCTAGATGTTCTAATTTATCATCGAAGTTAAGAAACTTATTATACAGTGTTCTTCCACGATGGTTAAACGCTATCCTTAAATTACAAATATCGTTAGATAATAAGAATTTAGAGAAAGGATTCGGGATAGAAAAATGACTATCATTAGAAAATTTAACAGAATTGAAAGACTCTTCGAGAGCGTGTACATTTTCGTTAATTTGAAGATACGTCTGTGATAGTCCCAATATATCTAAACATTGAAACAGTGGTATTACTGATATTTCATCAGGCAGCCCGTGATGCAATTTCTCATCCATCTCGTTATTTTTTGAACGATTGCCGTTGCTTCTGTATTCCTGAATACTATAATTAGTGGTTTGGGCATTAACCCAATACGAGTGTATCTTGTTTAAAACATACTGGTCGAGGCATTCGAGCTCTGAATACTCATCGAATTTTTTACCAATTAATTTTTGTATAAACTCGTTTGAAACACGAATCGACTTCTGTAATTCATTTATAGTGCGAGAAATGTAGTTATAAGTTGAACCGTCTGTTGTAAAATTATTGAGATTATTTTTATCCAAATGATCAAGATAATATTCAACAACTTCATGATTAACAGGGACGAACTCCAGTTCGTCCCCGCTATGCTCGAACACTAGTTTAATTCGCATAAACCAATCAAAAGATTTTTATTACTTTTGACGATTACGAATCATTGCCAAAATATCTTCGGCACGTTGACTAGCGGGTTTAGCTGCTGCGACTGGTGCAGTGACTTCTGGTTCGTCTACTTCGAACGGAGGATCGTCATTTGTTGCCGTAGGCACTGGACGCGATGCTACAACGGGTTTTGCCGCAGGAGTTGCGTCATCGGACTTGTTGCCAGCAGCAACAGCCATGCCGGCCGGTTTGTAATAAGCACTCCACTTATCTGCATCAAATGGCTCACCGTTTACACTGGCTTCGAACATTTCTTTAATGATCTTCAACTCAACATCACTGGGCTTTTTAGGCAAAAAGTCTGCCAGATTATACAACCCAAACTTTTCAATTGCTTCAAGCTCGGATTGAGTTAGGGCACTTTCTTTACGAGCCCAAGTACTAGTATTATAATCGGCATATCCGCCTTTACTAGTTTTCTTAATGTTAAAATCCAATCCGCCTTCATAGTCAGTTGGTAGGTTTTCCAAATCTGGATCCATGAGTGCATTTTTCACTAGATTAAAAATCTGTGGACTGATGATGAATCGACGGATTGGATTATCAGTAGACTTATCATCGCTCAATGGATTGTCGTGAACAAATCCTTGGAAAAGATAACTTTTCTTTTTCCAGTATTTACGACCCATTTCTTCAAGACTCTTGTCTTTGAACCATGTACGTACTTCTGCCAAGATTGGGCAAGCTTCGCCCCACATTTCTACGCATGGGACTTGTACAAAGGTGGGCTTACTGTCAACTTGACCTTTGATGCCTGCGAAAGGCAGTTTAATCATTAGTCGTTCGACCCAGAAAAAAGTGTTTTTAGTGTTTGCGTCTGGAAGGAATCGTACACGAGCTGTAGTACCTTCTGGGATGTTCCAATGGGCGTAAATGCCATTGTCACCGCCTGATTGGCCGCCTTGGCCTTTGCTTTCTTGTGCTTGTAGTTTTGCGCGGATTTCTGCTAAAGATGTTGCCATAATGTTCTCCTATAAATTTAAGATGGTCTTTGTTGTGCTTAGATATACACTGCACCGTTGCAGTATATAACATTTGTATTTAGTCTGTCAAGACAAAAGATTAAAAATTTGTTTAGCACTCGTCAAGTATAACGATGCTGGTAGGAAAAATCAAATTATTTGGTAATGCCAGCTAGCTGTTTGAGAAAACTTGTTTCTAGTTCTTCCATTACGCCGTTGCTATAGCTACCAATTTCTCTATCAGCAGTGGTACTTCCGTAGCTGCCATATCCGTAATCGTAAACTCCCATACGTGGAAATTCAAAATGTGGATTCCATGCTGCTATAATATCTTTGGCTCGCTCTAGTTCTTCTCGACTTTCGAAATAATATACTCCGTCGCTGAATCTAAATTCGAATCCATGCTCTTGAAAAAGTTGAACTAATCGCTGATCTTCTGCATCGCCATCTATTACATTGCCATCCGAATCTGCCGCAGTTAAACTATTTGCAAACGGACTGTCTGTATTACCGCTGTCATCTTCTGCGTCTTCTTCTACGTCTAGCTTTAAGCTGGCATGTTTTTTATTTTGATTGTCTATAGTATTACCGATATTTTCGATTATACCATTCGCCCACGATTCGAATTCATCCGACACAGCATTTTTTCTTTGCATATATGCTCGTCGAACTACAGGCAGCGCATCCATTAATCTATCATCAAATACTTTGCGAACAAATCGTTCACGAAGTTCGTCAATGTCGAATTGGTCTTCGTCTACTACTTCTGGTTGCCACAATGATTTATATTGGTCATACCCTCTCTGACTTCGTATAGTAAATAAGTCTCGATGTAATTTACCATAATGATCAATGGCACTTTCTACCATTTGAGATGTTTCGATGTCTTCGAAGGTTCTGCCTCGCATATTTCGAACAAACAATTTCAAAGATGACATTTCTTTAATAATTTTAGTTATATGTTGTCCAAAATCGTCGTGTATTGCACCACTGTTTTTTACGTGGCGAGCATATGCTCTTGCGCCATTAAATGTAGTGCCTTCGGGCAGTCTAAATCTTTCACCCAAAGAATTCTCGATGTAGAATGCATGTATATTTCGGCTTCTTGCACCGGGACGAGTTTCGTCTACAATTGGCTTGCTGTGTCTAGCTATAATTTTTACATTGTCGTAAAGTTCATAACTGCTGCGACTTGTTCCGTATTGCTTACTTTCTGTTACACGGATATCGTCTTTGCTCAATATTTCTGCATTTTTGTTAGCATGTTTCAGATCTCGCAGATTTAATCCACTTTTGGCAATATCTCTGATGTCAAAAGTTAATAAATTTCTTTTAGCAAACAGTCTTAAATTTTTTAAAAAAGCATACCATGCTTTTTTTTCTTCTGGAGACATGTTTTTATCAATCTCTTTATCAAAATAAACTTTGAGATTATTGTCATCCACTAGACTGATTGTTATGTTTCCAAACTCTTTACCATCTTTGATATAATCGAAATTAAAAAATCTAGCCATGGAAGGGTCTAGCGTGGCTTTGGCGTTTTCGTCTCCGATGTTAACAGAGTCAAATCGGCTGCGAATCTTGTCAAATAAATTTTCAGCTACTTTTTCAATTTCAATCATGGTATTATATTTATACTAAACGGTTATCAAATCATTATGAAGGGCATGGGCATTATTATGTCGTCCCTATCATCTTTTAATTTTTCGTCTAAGTTTGGGTCGAATTCTCTTAAGAACACTGCCATCCTAACAGCGAGAATCAACGACATAACTAAATCATCTGTTTCTCCAAGTTTTGCTGCATACCCACTGCCTGATGCAATAAAAGTTTTTAATTCGCTTACAAGAGCTTTACTGGCAATATGTAATTTTCTAGTTTCAATTAAATTCTTTAACTTCGCACAAGCAGATAATTTTGATTTGTTGGTAGTGGTAAAACCTTTTCGGTATACTCTACTAGATCCTTGCTTTTTGGGCTCACTTAAAAACATACCTTTAATATTTTCTTCGCCAAATTCGCTTATAGCCACTAAAGCTGCTTCGCCTAATGTATTATTTTCAACACTATAATAAACATCATTGTTAGATTTAGTAGATTCGACTAAAGTTTTTGTAATCTCAGATAAAATTTTAATTTGAGTTTGGACTGGTGTTTTATTATGCTGCCATTCTGCTATTTGTTTCATACTAGGTAATTCTAATACTTGGATTGCTGCGGGGTCGCCACCTGTGCCTAAACTAGGGTCTAGTGCAACAATGTATACGTTTCCTTGTTCGGGCTTTTTATACCAGCGTACTTGTCCTTGTTTTATTAACGGATCAATACCAGCCATTTCTGTTAAGAAGATAGGATTAATTAGTGTTTCATCGTATATAATGAATTCACACTCCATTTCTCTACGGAAACGTTCTTCCCCGAGTTGGGCACGCATTTCAGCTGCCCATGCATCATCTCTATCTGGATGTTCTTGCCATTTGCTTCTGTACGACCTGAACCCGTTAACACCTAGTTCAGTTTCATTACCGTATTCATCAATGCACTTGTTTGCTTGTCGCCAAATTTGAGCAAATTGATCTTCGTCGCTGTTTGGCGTACTTGTGATGATACATTTACCGCCAGTGGCCAAAGTGGGACTAATAGAAGTCCAAAATTCACTTGCAATGGTTGGCCGAACGAATGCAAACTCGTCACAGTATAGCAATGATATAGACATACCACGACCCGTGTTTTCTGTAGTAGTGGCGCTGACTATACGAGATCCATTATCAAAATCTATACTGCCTTTATTATAACTAGTAACACCAGCGCGAATAAAGTCAGGTACACTTTCGTATGCATAACGAATACGCTGCATAATTTCTTGAGACCCGGTATATTTGTGTGCTGCCACCAAAATTGTGCTGTCGGGCACAAACATTGCATACCAAAGTAAATACCCTGCTGCCGTTGTGGACTTTCCTGTTTGGCGCGGCATAAGGCTTATGCTATATCTATAATTATGGTAAGTGTCTACTAACCTGCGTTGATAGTCAAAAGGTCGATAGAGCATACGTCCCCTGGTGGGATGTTGGATGTAAAAATAATTGTCAAGGAAATACTGCGGACCTGTTACAGGATCAGCGCACTTGATAACTTCTCGAAGTTGTTGTTCAGTGTAGCTTTCCTGCATATTTGGCTTTTTTATCAGCACATTTTCTAAAGGTTTTGCCATATTCCGGTTGCTCTAAATAAGTAAATATTACATAATAGTATTTATTGAATTAACCAGTGAGATTTCAAAATGTCTGACGTGCTGCTTTTGAACAGCGACTACAATCCAATTTCAGTTTTACCTCTAAGTGTTATCGGTTGGCAACATGCTGTCAAACTATATTTCTTGGATCGCATCACTGTGGTTGAAGAATATGAAGACTGGGTAATTCGTAGTGAAAATTTCAGTATGAATGTGCCTTGTGTTGCTGTTACCAAAGAATATTTTCACTTTAAAAAGTCGGCCAAGTTTTCACGTAGCAATATGTTCTTGCGCGACATGTACCAATGTCAGTACTGTGGTGAAGTATTTGAACATAAAGAACTTACACTAGACCACGTGATCCCACGTGCTCAAGGAGGAAAGACTACTTGGGAAAACAGTGTGACGGCTTGTAAAGATTGCAATCATAAAAAAGGTCACAAGCTGATTAAGCCGCTTCGGATGCCGTATAAGCCAGATCACTTTCAACTGATTAAAAAGTGGAGGGAACGACCTGTACAGGTCCGACATGAGAGTTGGTATCAATATTTGGGAATTAAGCCAAAATCTTAGATAGGTTTTTCGCCAGTAAGATAAGGCTTACTGAACCAAAGTTTGAACCAAGCATCGGTGCCCGGTTTGATGTTGTTTTTACGCATCAGCTGGGCTTTTTCATTTCCAGTAACGCTGATGTTACTGCCAGGATAACCTTGATATGCAGTCCAATTTGGTCTGTTAGTTATGCCGGCTAGCAGTTTTAATTCTTGAAGCGGATCCATTATACACCAAATTTATTTTTTTTTGGTTTAGATACAGGGCTTACTTTGTTAGTGCTTTCTAGTTCTCGACTTTTCAAATCGCCATTGTTTAAATCTTCATAATGACTTCCGACTGCTCCAAAAGCATGTACCAACATCCGTTGTTCTTCTGGGGTATACGGAAAAGCTAAATTATTTCGTCCAGCCCATGATTCGCTGTCGACTTCGGGAGCAAGAGGATTAATACCATCTGCGGCCGCAACTGCCATCATAACACGATTTAACTCATATACTCTGTCAGCAAATTTCTCATCCCGAAATTTATCGAGACCCACTGTTGCCTGTTGGAGTCGCGAAGGAAGTTTTCCCTCTTTGTCTTCTAAGATTATATCTTTTATTTTCATTTACCAAGCCCTGCAAGACCAATAACGTGCTTTCCATCTCGGCCCTGGATTGGCGCAATTATGTCTGGCTCTAAAGCTCTTACGGCGTTTAGGATTCGATTTTTTAATTTTCATCTTTTTATCGCCAAAGTTTACCTTAACAACATTCCCTTTCGGACCGCGAACATATACCTTAGATTTTTTAACATCACCTTGCATGGGCTTACCTAATGATACTTCCCGGCCTTGATATTTGGCTTCTTGCATTTCGCCTGTTCCGTAATCATCTGCTAATTGTCCTGCCATGATGTCAATGATTTGTTCAAAGTCGTCGTCTGGGCTTAATCGATTATCTATAGAAATGTTGTCATACATGTCTTGTAATTTTTCAGATACATATTTTTCAACCGAATTTTGTGGATTGTTCATAACATCATAGATATCCATAGTACCGTTTGCTAAGTTTTGAAATATAGCATCAACTTCGGCCATTTTGCCTTCTGTTACGTCATTGTATTGGCCAACAGACTCTAGTAACGCACCGCTAATATTTAACAATGCTAGTGTTTTTGCATCAGCTTCTACTATGACACCGTCATGCATGAATCCAACAATGCCAGTTTCAATTACTATGTTTCCTAGTTCAATATCAAAACTATCTCCTAGGCCAATATTGTTTTCAGTGACGATGTCGCGTATTTTCATTTTTTCACCTTAATATTTTCGTATTCTTTGATTAGTTTCAAGCTCATGCTTTCTTTCATAGCATGGGGATTGTCGCCAAATTGATAACCGTTCGGTGTCATTTTCTTTTCTCTACCAGCAACGTCACCATCGCCACCTTTTGTCTGTACTTGTACAGGCATTACATGTTCATCTGGCGTAGTGTTTGCATGATAATGTTCGTCTTTGGCTTCTTTAGTAGCTATAGGATCTTTTTCCCCGGGAGGAGCAGGCATCATTGATCCTAATTTTTTTGCTTGATCTACAC